ACTGCCGAGAATATGGCTGCAAATATTAGGAATGACCAAAGTTTCTTTCTTTCTGCGACTGCACCCGAAACAACAGACATTGCGGTTGCAACGAATACCATTTGGAAAAAGAAATCAGCATACATGGAATGTGTATCTGGTTCATTCCACCCATACATTAACCTGTAACCTAAAAACAAAAATGCGATAGATGCTACTGAAAATAGTGCTACATTCTTAGTTAAAATTTCTGTGACATTTTTGGTTCGTACTGAACCTGCTTCTAGGGCAGTAAATCCTGCAGCCATCCACATAACCATTGCACCCGATACTAGAAAAAATATCGTGTTCAATGCATAATTTATTTCGATCATAATTTATCCTTTTATAATATACCGTTTCAAATTAACCTATTACTTTTAATATCTCAATAACATTATAGGCAAAAAATACAAAAACTATTACCCCTATCACTATTATATACTCCTCATCCTTTCTACTAAACGATCTGCACGATTAGTAACCTGTTTGTACCAACTAGAATCAACCATCTCATCTGCAGCCATATTCCAATCTTGTGCATCTACACCACGTTTCATACCCTTGAACTTACTCAAACGAGGGCGTCCCATATTGAACATCATGTTTGCAATTATTCTTTGAGCATCTTCTGGCAGTTCTTCGAAGTCTGGGTAGAGGGTTTCGCAGTCAGACACAACTCCCACAACGTCTGAGGCAAACGCTTCTTTGACTCGATCTTCACTAACTTCGGTTCCTGTATCACTTCCATATTCGGGGTCAGAATCCAATATGAGATGCCCGATGCCAAAAGTAGGATAACCAAGATGATCATTATATATTTCATACTTGACTCCTTCATCATTTTCTAGCTCCTCTTGTAATTTTTCCATATTCATTTGATTAATCCATCCCTATTCCAAGTTTGATCTTGTTGATCAAATAGTTTCTAACAAAACCAGAACGTACAATATCACCTATTGTAAACTCTGTACAATTAAACTCATCCATCTCTTCTAGGATACGTAGAAAATCATGTAGTCCATTCTTCTCATTGGTTCTCTGTAGATCAGACTGATCAAAGTCACCACAATACATAATCTTTGAGTCTTGGCCCACCCTAGTCGTGATAGTATCCAGTTCATGGAAGTTCATATTCTGACATTCATCAACTATAATAATTGCGTTATCAAATGTCAATCCCCTTAGAAAAGATGTTGACAAGAAGTAAAGCGTACCCTGTCCTTTGAGTCGGTCATATAGATTATTGAATGACTGTTCGTTAGGTTGTTCAAACATAAATTGTATCATGTTCTGGTATGGTACTTGATAGAGTGCAGCCTTGTCTTCCTCGTCGCCAGGAAGGAAACCAATCTCACGTGTAGGAATAAGTGATCGAACAAGAACAACTTTTTCATAGTTAGTCTTTAAGTCCATAACTTCTTGCATTGCAAGATATAGTGACACGAATGTCTTACCTGTACCAGCAGCACCAAATAGAAATTGGTTCTTACCTTTTTTCCAAGAATCAAAAACAACTTTCTGATTGTCTGTGATAGGTTTAACAGTAACTAGATTATTGTGATTGATTTCTTTATTTTTCTTACTTGCCATAATAATTCCTATAATGTTTTCTTTTTACTCGCAGAGAAACCTGATCGTTCCACGGATTTTCTGTGCTTATTTATTGCGTCCCTAGTTTTCAATTCTTGATGTGTTCTGGTTGAACCACCAAACTTGTCATCTAGGGGCGAGCCGGGATGAGCCTGTGCAATTCTTTGCATGTTCTCAGTGAACCCACCATCTACTTTCGGCCCCACTCCCATTACATGATCGCCTACTATCGCAACTGGTACAATGACCTGTTTAATGTGTTTGTTCTTTTTAAGAAATTTTTCTCTGTCTGCCATAGAGAGAAATTCATCCCACTCTATTCCGGCCTTCTCATCGTAAAATGTATATGTCGGCATTAAAAATTAAACTCCATTTGTTTGGGATCACCGCCCATTTTTTCTATCTTTTTAATTAACTCATAATTGTAATCAGTAACTTCTTTAAGGCGACTTAACACCTTATAGTGCGATTCTGTCAAACCAGCCATGTCACTTTCTGCCAGACTCATTTTAGACATATCTTCTCGCAACTTCCTACCCATGTAATCCCAATAACCTTCTCGTCTTTTCATCAGAACTATCCTTCCACCACGTAGGGGCTGTTCTTGTTTTATTCCAAGTAGCGATCTTTGCTTTCTCTATTATATAGTATTTCTGATATGCTAGTACAGTATCTTCACCCTTACATTCTTCTGGCATACACTGTGGCGGGTCAGTAAATTTTTCTATAGTCTCTCCAAAAGGGTGGATTTCTCCATAAAAACTATTATGTAGGGGTTCTATCAATTTTTCTGTTGCATGATTTTTACCATAACGATAAGTATATTCTTCCATCAATGCTATCATATGTTTATATAACCATATAAAATTAAAATAACTTTTACGGGCCCATATAGTGCTGGGATGATTTTTGTGAGCCATCTTGTATAACCCAAGTTCATCTGCTTTCTCATCACCCGACTGAACACGAACTGCTGTCGAAAGCATTTGAGCCGACTCAAGAATCATCTTTACTACGTGTTTATCACACATACTTTGAGCTGCAATTACAGGGTCTTTATCTAAGTAGAATATATTCACTAGAATAAAAGTCCCCATGTCCATATAAGTGTGTTTGCTACCACAATACCACCTATAATAGTTAATCCTACAATCATAATAAAAATACTCCGTTGTTGTTAATGTTCTTATACTATACCCGATATGTACACAAATGTCAAGTACCTATGGACACTTTTATTGGGGGATTCCCATATCTTCATCAATTGTATAAAATACTTCTTCTAATTTAAGTTTACGTGGCGTTAGACTCTGCTCGGCCGAGTATTGAATAACTGCCTTAATTTCTTTTAAGTTTTCTTTTAAACCATGCTCAGTTGTATTCAACCCATTGGCACGAACCATAGCTTTGAATATATTTATAGCCGTCCACGGATTTTCTTCAACAATAGAACGGCGAATGACCATCACATGGTTAATCGGATACATTCCAGTTTTTTTATAATAACGTACACCTTCAGCAACAGGGTCAGGAAACAGGGTCTTGATATCAGGATGGTTGGCCAAATCGATAGAGGTTCGATCATTCTTCTGTCGGTGGGGAAATTGTAGTAAAGTTCCATCCAATTCACCAGATAGAATCATCTCTCCGATATTCTTATGTATGCATTGATTAATGGTGGTGTTTGGTGGTGTTTTAAATCCTGTGGCCTCTCCGTGGGAATGTTCTTCTGTACGTTCCACCCACCACTCAATATCGGTCTGATCAACACCAAATTCATGTTTGAGAATTCCTCTGGCCCAAAGTGCTGCAGTTTGTTGATATTCGGGAACTCCCAGACGCTTACCTTTGAGGTCTTCTGGTTTATCGATACCAGCATTTCGGCGCACCAAAATCATTGTGTGGTAAAATCGATGGGTGGTGAATATTGGAAGACCGATATAACGAGTGTCTCCGTTTGCAATAGAAATCAGCAAGGACGATAAGGACATTTCCGAAACGTCAAACTCTCCGAAACGAAGCTGACGCAAGAATAGTTCCGAAGGAGAAATAGAGGTACATTTAAAATTAATTCCTTCCACCGCAACACTACCATCTAAGATCGGCCGATTACTAGGATTAGGAAACGCAGCAAAGCTAAGATTCAAATTAATAATTTTTATTAACCATTTTTAAATTTGGTTGATTTTTCATATTAGTTTCCCATGTTTTAGTCATATCAGAAAGTTCCTCATCACTAATATTATAATGTACCATATGAGGCGTATCAAAAAGACTATCTATAAATTCTGGTATCATCCTTGGTTGATCCGAACCAGCAACTAGAGAATCTACTGCATCAGCAATATCTAATTGTACCAAATCATTTTTCAGTTGTGATGGTGGCATCTTATCTATATGTTTAGCTCTGAGCCACGGAGTATAACAGTAAATGTATACAACCTCTGTTGCTTGTTCTCCTATGATATTTGTTATTTCTTCTCTCGTAAATATAGGTGAAACTTCACCGCCGGCGATACCACCCCTAGACTGTCCTGCAAGTCCATGATACAAACCAGCATCAATCAAATATTCTGGCAATCCTCTTCTTTTTAAAACAGATGCAGTACCTTGTTGATGTTCCATAACCCGATTGACTATCTTTTCAATTTTTTCTTCACTTTGTCCAGAAAGTTTTTCCGTGAGTTTTTGTCTAACTTGTATTTTAAGTATCTCAACCTTTTCCGTAAAAGTCATCAATACTCCCATAATTAAGATAAGTCATTAAAAAATATTTTGCGTAGCCTGGACTTATTGGGGGATTTCCTCTATGGAGATAATTCCAAGTTGGTGGAAATATAAGCAATCGACCTTTCTTTGGTTTTATCGAATCTCCCAGTTGAGGAAATACTGTTTCTCCACCACCAAAATCATCATTTAGATAGACCATGAATATAAGAAATCTTTTTGCTCCCTCATGACTTAAAACATCTACATGATCCTTGAACTGTTCATCATTATCAGTTCCACCACCAACCAAAAATCTCTTCATACGAAATTCTTCCCAACCAAATTTATCGGGCCATTGTTTATGGTTAAGATTTACATCTTTCTTATAGTTCTCTAATGAATTTATAAATTTATTTAATGCAGTTTTGTTTAGTTTTTCAAACCTATCAAACCCCATTGGGTTCAGTCGTTGACAATTACAAGCTCCACATATTTGATGGCCATCTGGTCTTATTGGTCCTGTACATATACTTGTTTTTTGTACCTCTTCTTCATCATGTGTCATAGTTTCTTCAAAGCAACGTACATATTCATTGCAAGTATCATCATCAAAAAAATTATCATAAATTTTGGTATAATGATTTAAATTTAATGTTGATTCTGGTTGAATATTATTATTATGTGGATTCATTTCTATATGCATTATATTGTCGATCCTTTCGGTCTTTCGTGTAACATACCCTCCCAGCCTGGGACTTCTCGTTCAATTGTTTCACCATCAAATTTATTAACTTTTACTAAATCGATATAATTAAGGTGTGTCATGATAAAATATTTTGCACCTAATTTAGATGGTCCTTTAGGGGTCGCACCGTGATGAGAATATGTCCAAGTAGGAGGAAAAATAAATACCATCCCCTTCTTGGGTTTTACTTTTGCATTGAATAGCGGAAAACATGTTTCCCCTTCAAAAAAATCATCATTAAGATAAACCATCAAACATAAAAACCGTTTTGCATGGGCAAAGGAGTAAGTATCTACATGGGTTTCTAACCCATGATAATTGTTTGTCTGATAATCATTATCTTTACCACCACCTTCTATCAGAAACCGTTTTATTCTTAATTCTTCATAACCAAATTTATCGGGCCATTGGTTATGATGTATATTAACGTCTTTCTTATATTGATCAACCACCTTCGAGAAACTATCAATAGTAAAATTATTAAGTTCATTAAATCGACTATATTCTTGAGGATTCACTCTCATGCAATTACATTTACCACAAACCTTTGTTCCATCTTCGTTAAAACATACACTAAGATTGCGTTGTTTCTCTTTATCTACTAGTAATGTTTCTTCATAGAGTTCTATGTACTCATCACACTGATCTTGAGACAATAGCCCATCATATCCCCGACAAAACATATCAATATCAACCTTATTCATCGATGATCTCCATCTCCACTGATTTTGTTACGTTCCATTCTAGACCTAAGTTTGTCTACATTGGCTTGTGCAACCTCTTCTAGTGTTACACCAAGGTCATCTGCAAGTGCTGAGATGTACCAAAGTACGTCACCTAACTCTAGACCTACACCATCAAGAGACTTACCATCTCTAATGTTTTTCTTTACCTTCTCGGCAACCTCACCAGCTTCTCCACACAATCCTAATGTTGGATATGTGATTTTACATTCATCTGGATAAATTGCAGTTGATCTTGCAAATTTCTGGTATTCATCAAAAGTCATTTTCTCTCCTGTGCAATGTTAGCTCTACGTTGTTTTCGATTCATAGGTGTTGGATAAGGCAACGCAGCTATACGTTTTTCCTCATACATCTCCATAAATTCTTTTCGAAAAGCTTTCCCTTGTTCTTCCATTATAGCAAACTTTTCTGATTGGTAAACTCTCATTTAACTTCCCACCTGTAAAAAATATGATCTCCAATTTCAATAGTACGATACTTAGTCTTAGCCCATGCTGGTTTTACGTAATCTGCATGATAAAAAGTCGCACCATCAGTTATATCTATAAGACTAAATTCATTACGAATCATTCCGTTTGCTATCTTTAGATAACGTGCATATAACTTTGTATCTTTAGTTTCATCAGATCGACCATCACACCACCAGCTGAACTGGCAACGATTCCTGATAGGATAATACTTTCTCAGTGTAGGAGATAGATTTTTAACCTTTCTAGTTTTCCAACTCTCCCGTGTCGGGCCCTGTTGGATAACTTGACATACTGTATTGGGGAATCTCTTATCCTTGACTCTATTGAATACAACAAAAGAAACTGCAAGTACGCCTGCAATTCCCTGTCCTCTTGCCTCATGATACATGTTCATTGCAAGACACTCTGCCGATGGTTCCGTTTCTGGAACCTCGGCTTGCACTGGTGTGATCATAAGAACACCAGCAAATAGACCTTCTAGTAATCCCATTTAGAAATTCACCTTTCTTATTGTGAGGGGTGCAGTCCACTCCTCGGCGGTTAGAGCAAAGACTCCATTCAACTCTTTGTAATACTCTTTACAATACTCAAGGTCTACATGAGACATAGGCTTGTAGTTGTCTAACACAAAGTTAGCAACTTCTTTGAAAGTAGATGCACCTTCAATCACGGCAACATCTACCAACTCTTCCATATCCATCATGAAATTTTTCATCTTACTCATTATTTTGTTACTCCAAAATCCATGCCAGGGTTGTAAGTAACCATGGCTTCCCAAACTAATTCTCTAACAGCAGTGTCAGTCGCTTCTTCAGTAGAAGACTCCTCACCAATCAAAGCCAATGCATAAGAGGTCTTCTCCCAACCCCATTCACCAGCGATAGCGGCGTCAACTAACTTACCAACTTCATTATTACCTTTTGTGGTAAACATTGCAAATTCGTTTTTCATAATATATCTTTCTTTGTTGTTAACTCTCATTATATTAATACTATAACACATGGAAGCGATCTTGTCAACAAGAATCGGCATAAGAATTAAATTTAATATCATAGTGTGACAAAAATATCACTATGCTATCTCCATCATATCTTCACGGTCTGCAATACCGTCATCTTCACACATTCTCACGAACAATCCCAGCTGGCGACCAAACGCCTCTATTTCCCAAGGATAATCAAAATAGTTTAGCTTAGAGGTATCCACTTTCTTTTTCATAAACCTAACCTTATTAGGTTCTTCATATTCGTACATTTCACCAGAAATCCACTGTTTAACATGCACAAATTCGTGAGCAAGACTGATTAATATATTTCTAAGTGATACACTAGAGTCGAGCTCGATAGTGTAAGAACGTGGGGTAGATTTTGATTCCCATTCATCCCAGATGCAAGAACCTTCCATCCCTTCTTTATCAGTCAAATTTCTTACTAATTTGATATCGATGTATAAGGTATTTAACAACCTTTTACCTATCAATCTCTCTGCATAACTCCAGGCAGCAGACTCGACTAGTTTCCTAGTCGATTTGCAAGAACCTGTGATATTGAGGATCATTTAAGCTACCCAATCCCATGCACGATCTGTATCAACTGCAAAGTAACCTATTCCAGGCAACTTGGGATCAAAGTAATCAGAGCGTATCTCTGCGATATCGATCCAACTCGAAGCACAATCAAAGTTATCCTCCCATACAACCTTAACCATTGTATCTGATGGACTATTCCATTTAAGGCCAATGTTCTCTTCTATCGATGCAACCTTACCTGTCCACTCAGATAGACCAGCACCAAAGCAACCTGCAATCTCTGTACCTATTGATATATTCATTCTTTTATCCTCTGTGTTATTTCTCATTATATACATAGTATAACACACGTAGAGAGGTTTGTCAAGTAAAATCGTTACCTATAAGTCTTTGATTCTAAACGAAAAGTGAAAAAAGTTTTATTCTTTTTCGTAGTCTTTTGCTGATGAACCGCAAATTGGACAGTCTTCTGTAGGTGATTCTTCACCTTCATGAATATGACCGCAATCTGGACAAATCCATTTACCCATTTGCTGCACCTCTAGCTTGAGGATATGTTTCGTGTTCAATTAACATAAAATCATCATCCCAATCGAACGCCTCTTTTACCACATTCTCAGACAATCCCTTATACTTACGATGTAGTATTTTGTCCTTTGCAGCAACAAGAATATCTGCTTCGTCAGGATGTAGAGATTCTAGTAATTGAATAAACATAGATTCTCGTTTATTTTGTGTAAGTTTTGGATTACCACCTTCGATATAATGATAAAGCTTGCGAGATTCATAAGCAAGATTACCATGCTCTGTTCCTTCTGGAGCATCATTGGCTTTATATGGAACATCTCCTGCTGGAAGCGACCATTTAATTTTAGGATCAAATGAAGATTTAATAACCATCCTCAAAGAAGCATCATTATAATGTTTTAGATGACTAACCTTATCTTTCTTAGATTTAATTTTTGATAATTTACTCAAGATTTCTGAGTAAAGTGGTGTATATGTATCGACTGCCATTAAAATTCTCCTATCGATTCAGTGAGGTTGGATAACCTCTTTTGTATAAAATAGTTTAGTAATTGACTACGATCTCCTGATGGTGAAGACCCATAAGTTTCTAGAATTTCACTAGATAATTCTTCTGGAATATATGTTAGATCAATTAGTTTCAAGTTTCTCTGATAATTTCTCTTAACCTCATCATTAGGAGCAACATCTTCAAAATTATGATCTATCCAAGAAGCCATCTTTTTCTTTGTCATTGGTTTCTGTCTTAGACCATCAGTAAAGGTATTATCTGGAGAGAGCACATTAGGAACTCCATCACTGGTATCACCTTTGAATACATGTTCTTTTATGTATCTAACTGGGTCTTCTCCATCTATCATTTTTTTAGTGATAGGACTATACTGTTTCACATTAGGAAACCTCTGTAACTGAATAAAGTCTTTATCACCAGATAGTATCATAATTTCCTCTGCATATTCAGAACATAATGTTCCAATAATATCATCAGCCTCTGCACCATATACCTCTACTGACTTGTAAGGCATAATGGTTTTAATTTCTTCCTTAATGATATTTAGGCAACCAAAAATAGCGTCCCAATCTTTAGAATCTGTAGTCCTACCTTTTCTGCGACTGTGTTTGTACTCTGGAAAGTAATCACGCCTCCAGTAGTGTTTAGAGTCATAACAAAGAACCATCTCACCAAACTCAGATAGAAAACGTGTGCGGTACATACGTAAAGAGTTAAGAACCATGTGTCTTACCTTATCTTCTTCTGGTTCAGATCCCTTGGATATATGCATTTGCATCATAATGTTTGCCATCATAATTTGACTCATATCAACTAATATCATTCTGCCACGTACATATGAGCGTTAAAACTCATACTCCTTCTCTCTCCATCTACATGAAATGGATATACGAAATGTTTAAGCCATGATGGAAATACCAACAACTTGCCCACTTCTGGTTTAAATTTAAGATTGTCACTACGAAACTCTTGGTTCTCTCCAAACATAAATTCGATCAATCCACTTGCTGGATAATGATCCTTGTTATCCTCTACAATCTCATCATGCATCTTAGGGGGTAGTTTAAGATAGATCACAGCAGAGAAGTTCCCATTGTGATGATGCCAAGGATTAAACTCGCCTGCATACTGACTGACTACCCAACTCTGTGTTAGATGAATATTTTGTATAGTTGGTTTTGCGTCACCAGCAATCTTCTTCCAACCGTATGCAGTATTGTTTTTAATTAATTCCTCAACATAAGATATACAGGCAGACTTCATTATATTTTTAGTGTACACTATATCATCTTCATTTGATATAGGTATCTGGATTTCTTTATGAACTTTACCTACCAGTTTATGTGACCAATCCCATTCTATGGACTTCTTATCATCACTAAGAATAGGATCAACACAATCATTGATTATATTAACAAATCGTTCTG